TTCGAGGATAAATACGACCACGTAATTCAAAAAATTGAATCCCGAAAGAAAAGCTGGTTTTTAAGTAGTTCACCCTGGATAGATTGGGAAGATGTAAAGCAAATTATATCTAATCATGTTTACACTAAGTGGGAGTTATGGGATCAAAGTAGAAGCTTAGATCCTTGGCTTAATAGAATTATATCAAACCAAATTAAAAATTTATTAAGAAATACCTACGGTAACTTCTTGAGACCTTGTGGTAGGTGCCCATTTAATTCGGGGGGTTCAATCGATAACATTAACGAATCGAATAACACTTGTAGTTGGACTAAAAGCGGAAAACAAGATACATCTTGCCCTTTATTCAGGAAATGGAATAAAACAAAAAAACATTCATTTCATATAAACACAGCATCTAGCATAGATACTGAAGACTTTCAGCAAAAATGCAACAACTCTTTTGATATTGATATTGCTAGTAAAAAACTTCATAAATTGATGAAGCAAACTTTAAATGAAAAACAATATACTATATATGAAATGCTATATATTAAAAACTTAGACATAAATAAAGCTGCTGAAAAATTGGGGTATAAAACTAGCGAAAGAGGTCGCAGCGCTGGATATAAGCAGATTAAAAACTTTGAGAAAACTTTTAAAAATTTAGCTAAAAAACTAATAAATAGAAACGATATAATATGAAATTATCAGAAGATCAAAAAGAATTTATCACTAATAACTTTGATAAAATCAACGACTTAATAGAATTAACTAGACAAACCTTTAAGGATGAAATTTTAGATGGAAGAACTAAAGAAGGAAGAGCTGTCAGGAAATTCTTAGTAGACAAAAAGTTAAATTACAAAACTACAGAGAAAGAAAAAAGAGAAGATGTTGAATTTAATCAAGAGCAAAAAGAATTTATAGTCCAGTACGCTAAAGAAGGAATGAGTTCTTATGAGATATCTAAAATATTATTTCCAGACATAAACGTAACAAATTTAACGAAAGAGGTTACGGAAGTGGCTAAATTCATAGAGGATATTGATCAAAGACTCTTACATCCAGACGAAAGCGCTATGAACGCTCAGTATTTCGCGCCAAAATCAATTTCAAGAGTGATTAAAAAGGTTAACGAATACTGCCAAGAAGAATTAACAGAAAAAGAGTTAACAAGAAACGACTTGGATCATTTAGAGAATACCATCAAGTTTCTGTCAGCTCCTAGATTTCTTCAAGTTGTTAACACATATAGCGCTATGGATGATAGGAGTTTATTTGAAGCTGAATATATTAGATCTGTTTGGGATAAGCCTGACTTAACAAGTGATGAATTAAATTTGTATATTAATGTATGCATGGATTATATACATTTAAAAAATATAAGTAAAGCTATAGATAAATTAAATAGAATGTTTGAAGAGTGTGAGGATCAAAGAGATATGACTGTTAGATTAGCAGAATTATTAAAAACAAAAAGTGAAGAGTATAATCAATGTGAAAAGAGACAAGAGACATTGATAGCGAGATTAAATGGAGATAGAAAAGAAAGAGTTAAAAATAAACATAAAGATAATGCATCTATATTATCATTAGTTAGAACTTTTCAAAATGAAGCAGACAGGGAAAGAATGGTAGACATGGCTGAGAAGCAAAAAATGCTAATCGATCAAGAAGCTACCAATTTGGAGAGCATGGACTCCTGGAAGGCTAGAGTGCTAGGGATATCGAAGGGAGACGTTGTATGACCTTCTACAGGAAGTTTTCGCGGTATCTAAATCTCTTGTTGCCATTAAAGGCAATTGGAGAGTCATTTATCTTTCTTAAAAACAAACAAATTTAATTACGTTGAGTGTAAAATGTAAAATATGCGAAGCGGAGTTTAAATCCGAAAGATCCTTACATACTCATATTAAGGCTCATGGCATACTATTATCTGAATATTATATTACATATTATCCTAGATATAATTTATATACCAATGAATTGATTCCTTTTAAAAATAAAGAGCAATATTTTAATACCTTTTTTTCTAATAGCGTTGAATTAGAAAAGTGGGCAGCGACAGCTGACCATGAGCACGTGCAACAAATATTATTATTAATGTTAAAAAATAGAATAGTTAGTAAAAATTTAAAATACGCGCCTAATCATTTAGAATTAAAATTACTTGAGCTACCTGAGATAAAGATATATAAAGAGTTTTTTGGTTCATATAATGAAGCCTGTCGCAGGCTTCAGGTTGAACCATTATTAAATAAAAGTATAAAAAGTAAATTTTTAAAAGAAAGTAAAAATTTAAACAATTTTGAGATACTGATTGACACTAGAGAGCAGCAACCCCTTAATTTTCCAAATAGCACTTTGCAGAAATTAGACTTTGGAGATTATACAGCGTCAGGAGAAATGTATAGTAGTACTTATATTGACAGAAAAAGCGAAACAGATTTCAAGTCAACAATGACAGTTGGTTATGATAGATTCTGTAAGGAGATGGATAGGTGTGTAAGTTTTGATTCGTTTATGTACATTGTTATAGAAAGCTCTATTGATAAAATAATTAGAAACAATAACCATGGGGCTCACAAATCAAATTTAACTTTCGTGTGGCACCAAATGAGATTAATATCTCATAACTTCGCAAATCATTGTCAATTTATTTTTTCAGGCGGAAGAAAGAGGTCAGAAAATTTAATAAAATTACTCTTGCAAGCTGGACCAGAAATATGGAAGTCGGATATTCAGTATCACATAGACAATAGAACATTAAAAATATAAAAAATAAAACATTATGACTTGGGAAATAGGCGATCAAAACAGAAACATCTTGACAAAAGATATTAATAAAGAAATAAAATCAAAAGAAGGTTTTCTGAATGAGCAAGAAGCTAAAGTATTACTTTATAAATTCTTAAGAGAGAACACTACGTTTTCTGCAAATTTAATAGCTGGAGTTGACCTATTCCCCTTTCAGCATATGGCTATTAAAGCTATGTTTAATTCTGATTATTTTTTAGGCATCTGGTCTAGAGGTATGTCTAAATCTTGGACTACTGGAATTTTTGCCTTTATGGACGCCATAATGAATCAAGGGGTCGATATAGGTATATTATCAAAATCCTTCAGGCAAGCTAAAATGATTTTTAAAAAAATTGAAGATATTGCCGCAAAGCCAGAAGCTAAATATTTATCAAATTGCATCACAAGAGTATCAAAGCAAAACGACGAATGGGTAATGGAGATAGGGAGCAGCTCCATACGAGCTTTGCCGCTTGGTGACGGATCAAAGCTTAGGGGTTTTAGATTTCACAGGATAATTATCGATGAAATGCTATTGATGCCCGAAAGGATTTACAACGAAGTTATTGTGCCATTCCTTTCAGTTGTTCAGAACCCAAAAGAAAGAGAGGATATGTACAACCTTGAAACAAAATTAATAAAAGAAGGAAAGATGAAGGAAGAGGAGCGATACGTCTGGCCTAATAATAAATTAATAATGCTTTCCTCGGCTAGTTATAAATTTGAATATTTATACAAATTGTATGAAAATTTTGAACAATTAATCTTAAATGAAAACGACAGTAATGCTAGTAGGTCTATTATGCACTTTTCATACGATTGCGCGCCTAAACAATTATACGATCAAAATCTTGTTGAGCAAGCAAAATCAACAATGAGTCAAAGTCAGTACGACCGAGAGTTTGGAGCGATCTTCACTGATGATAGCTCTGGCTATTTTAAAATTTCTAAAATGCAAGATTGCACAATAGAGGAAGGATCTTCACCCAGCGTTGAAGTGAAGGGGTCGCCTGAGGATCAGTATATTCTATCATTCGATCCAAGTTGGGCTGAGTCAGAAAGCTCTGATGATTTTGCAATGCAAGTCTTTAAGCTTGATAAAAAAACAGGAATCGGAACCTTGGTTCATGTTTACGCAATGGCGGGGGAAACTTTAAAAAATCATATTAATTACTTTTCTTATTTGTTAAATAATTTCAACATTATAGCTATTGTAGGTGATTACAATGGAGGAGTGCAATTCATGAGCGCGGTAAAAGAAAGTTCTTTATTTAAATCTTTTGGCATTAAGATTAACAACATAGAAACTGAATTTGATGATGTAGAAAATTATCAAAAATCATTAAGAGACGCCAAGAGGGAATTTTCAAAAGAAGGAATACCATGTATACTCAGAAAACCAACTTCAGATTGGATTCGTAGAGCTAATGAATTGTTGCAAGCTAATTTTGACCACAAGAGAATATGGTTTGCATCTCAAGCTACTGACGAGCACTTTCAATCACAAAGAAGAAAAAAAATTCCCATAAAAAATTTAAAATTTATGAATTTTGCGGAGGAAGAAGAGAAGCAGAGCGATGGAGCTAAAATGATAGATCTAATTGAACATCAACACGATATGATGTCGTACACAAAGAGATCGGAAG